TAAACTAGATACAACTGGAACGTGGGCAACCCACATAAAAGCCGTTAAAGACGCAAATCCAAAACCATGAGTACATTAGCAGTCGGCACAATTAAAAGCGCAGATTCAGCAGCACCAGTTATACAAAATAGCTCTGGTACTGAAATAGGAAAATTTATAAAAGCATGGATTAATTTTGACGGTTATGGTGCATCTATAAGAGGAAGTTTTAATATATCTAGCGTTACCGACAATGGAACAGGAGATTATACTTTTATAATTGATAATGATTTCCCAGATGTTAATTACTGTTGGGTTGGAACTGCAACTACGGCAACTGGTACAGAAAGCACTATGAGAAATATTGCATTTTCATCTTCAAGTTCTAGTACAAGTAACTCTGCACATTTAGCAACTCAAACAAGAGTAAGTGTTGCCACACAAAACTCAGGTGCAAACTTACATGATGCTAGACAAGTCATGGTTCAATGGATTAGGTAATTAATTATGTCAACACTTAAAGTCAACACAATCCAAAATACAAGCGGTGGCTCTAGTTCAACCCCAGAGCAACTTGCACAAGGTAGGGCAAAAGCTTGGATAAGATTTGACGGTACAGGAACACCTTCAATAACTGACAGTTTTAATATTTCAAGCATTACTGAGATAGATGACGGTCAAAATACTGTGGCTTTTACAACTGCTTTTGCTAATACAAATTATGGTGGAGTATTTAATGGCTCAACTGGTGATAGTTCAATGTTTTCTTGTATTCATACAGATCATATTGCAACAAATAGTTGCAGAATTATTACAAGAACTGGAAGAACTACTGGTAGAACTGGCGTTGTTTTTACCACAGGTGTTTTCTTTGGCGATCAGTAATTTTTTGATATACTAAAAGAAAAAACTTATGGCTAATTCTGATAAAAGGTTTTTATACACAGATGATGACGGAAATCTTTGTATCGTTATACCTGCCGATAATACAGATTTAACTTTAGATCAAATAAAAGATAAAGATTGTCCTAGTGGCAAGACAGTTTATACTGTTGATAAGTCTGCAATTCCTACAGACAGGAGTTTCAGAAATGCTTGGACTTATACGGAGTAAATCATGGGATTTGGCATTGACATGGCGAAAGCCAGAGAAATTCACAAAGCAAAGATAAGGGAAGCAAGAACTCCATTACTTAGTGCTTTAGATGTTGAATTTCAAAAAGCACAGGAAACTTCAGCCAGTACTACAGATATAGTTGCTAAGAAACAGGCATTAAGAGATGCCCCTGCTGATTCTGGTATTGCTTCTGCTAGTGATGCAGATGCACTTAAAGCACAATGGAAAACTGATATACTTGGAACATCTCCATATAGCTAATGGCAATAATTCCAGCGAAGAAAGACTTTACTGTCGATAGGAGAGCAGATTTTCCTATAAGATTGACGTTTAAAGATTCTACTGGATCGGCAATAAATTTAACTGGATTTACTGTAGCTGCACAAGTTTACGATGAATCACGAACCACAAAATACGCAGATTGGGCGATAACATATACAGATAGAGCTAATGGAATTATTGATATGAATTTATCTGACACAGATACAGCAACTTTTACTCCAAATATTTTGAAATATGATGTATTACTAACAGAACCAAGTGGTAGCAAAAACTATTATTTAGAGGGTACACTATTTGTAAGTGAGGGTTACACAGCATGAGCAATCCTAATCAAGTTGTAGTAAGTCAGGTATCTGATGTAACTACAGTTGAGATTACAACGCAAGGGCCACAAGGTCCAGCCTCATCAGGTTTTGAATTTAATGGCGATAACAAAGTCAATGGTTCAATTCCTGTGTTTAATTCTTCAACCAGTAGGTTTGAAGCTACTGCAACTAACACTGTACTTACACTCGTAGATGGAGGAAACTTCTAGTGGCTAACACGATCAGAATAAAAAGATCCACAGGATCATCAAACCCAACGTCATTAGAAAATGCTGAAATAGCTTTTAGAGAAGGTGATGAAGTTTTAGTTATTGGTAAAGGAACAGGAGGAGCAGGAGGATCTGCAACAAGTATTGAGCCTATCGGTGGTAAGGGAGCATTTTTTGATAAGGCAACTACAAGAACAACTAATCATGTTTTAGCTGGTGCTGCTTCTGGAAGTGCTGCTGCACCTACATTTAGAGCATTAGTAAGTGATGATATTCCTTCGTTAGCACATACTAAAATTTCTGATTTTGATACTGGTGTAAGAGTCAATAGACTTGATCAAATGACAGCACCATCCGCGGCTGTATCTTTAAATAGTCAAAAAATTACAGGACTAGCAGATCCTACCTCTGATCAAGATGCTGCAACAAAAGCTTATACCGATTCTGTTGCTCAAGGACTTGATGTAAAAGATTCTGTAAAAGTTGCAACTACAGCAAACATTACACTTTCTGGAACGCAAACTATTGATGGTGTGGCGGTTTCTGCTGATGAAAGAGTACTTGTAAAAAATCAGTCAACTGCAACCGAAAACGGACTGTATCTTTGTAAAGCAAGTACTTGGGCAAGAACTGATGACTTAGCTGCCGGTGTTGACGCTGCTGGAATGTTTACCTTTGTTGAACAGGGAACAACTAATGCTGATATTGGTTTTGTATGTACAGATAACAAAGGCTCTGCTGTTGTTGGTACTAATAACTTATCCTATAGTACTTTTTCTTCTAGCGGAAACGTAACTGCTGGAAATGGTCTTGATAAAAGTGGTAATGAGTTAAGTGTTGACCTAAAATCTAATGGTGGAATAGTAATTGAATCAACAGAAATGGCTGTTGATTTAGGTGCAAGTTCAATTACAGGTACTCTTGCAGTTGGAGATGGAGGTACAGGATCAACCTCTGCTTCGGCTGCTAGAACTGCTTTAGGATTAGCAATTGGAACAAATGTACAGGCTTTTGATGCACAATTAACTGACATTGCAGGTTTAAGTCCAACAGATAGTAATTTTATTGTTGGTAATGGCTCTAATTTTGTTCTTGAATCTGGTGCTACAGCAAGAGCAAGTCTTGGGGTTGCTATTGGAAGTCAGGTTCAAGCGTATGATGCTGACCTTGATAACTTATCTGGTTGTCAATCAGGTGGCTCTGCTGCTTTAGCTGCCTTAACTGAAGCCGAGATACAGATATTAGATGGAGCGACTGTAACAACTGCTGAATTAAATATTTTAGATGGAGTCACTTCAACTGCTTCAGAACTTAATATTCTTGATGGTGTTACAGCTACAACTGCTGAAATAAATTTATTAGATGGTGGGACTTCCGCTACATCGACTACACTAGCAGCAGCAGACAGGGTAGTTTTAAATGATAATGGAACAATGAAACAGGTCGCATTATCTGATGTGGTTACGTTTTTAGAAGATGAAAGTGCCTCCAGCTTTAACATAGATGGTGGTAGCTACTAAAACTTAGGAGGGCTTACCAATGGCAAACACAATTAAATTAAAAAGAGCAAGTGGTAGCGATCCATCGGCTAGTGACCTTTCTGTAGGTGAATTAGCGATACGCACCAGTAATTGCAAGCTATTCAGTAGAAATGATGGAGGTTCTGCTGTTGGTATAGTTGCTGGATCGGCTGATACTTTGACTACTGCAAGAACGATAGCAGGAGTAAGTTTTGATGGTTCGGCAAACATATCCCTTAATAACAACGCTATAACTAATGGTGCTGGTTTTATAGCAGATCTTGTTAGCGATACTTCACCTCAACTTGGAGGAAATTTAGATGTTCAGTCAAATAAAATTACTACGGCTACAAGCAATGGTAATGTAAAAATTGAACCGAATGGATCAGGAGTTGTTGAAGTAAGAGGTGCTGGAGGTAACGATGGTAAATTACAACTGAACTGCTCTGCACAAAGTCATGGAATAAAGTTAGCTTCACCCGCTCATAGTGCAGGACAGTCTTACACGTTAATTTTTCCAGATAATCAGATTGCTGCCGATAAATATTTAAAAATAAAAAGTATTTCTGGTTCGGGGTCAACTGCGATAGGTCAAGCGGAATATGCTTCTCTCGATGCAAATGATCTTGGAGAAGGAACTATTCCTGATGCAAGATTTCCTTCAACTTTGCCAGCACTTAACGGATCT